TAAAGATTATATGAATTATTTAATCATGGACACGATGAAAGAATATGAATCTGAATTTGATTCTATGTTATTTCATTTACCACTAGCTGGATCTACCTTTAAAAAAGTTTACTACGACGTACCACTTGGAAGAGTGGTATCGAAGTTTGTACCAGCGGATGAATTAATTGTTCCGTACACAGCTACCTCATTAGATGATGCGGAAGCAGTTATTCATACCGTGAAAATTTCAGAAAACGAATTAAGAAAACAACAAGTCAATGGTTTCTACAGTGACGTTGAGTTAGGCCCTCCAGGTACAGATACCAATGGAGAACTATCTAAAAAAGAACGTGAACTAGAAGGAACTAAAAAGACAGGTAAGAACGAACCTGTTTATACTTTATTAGAGTGTCATGTTAATTTAGACTTAGAAGGTTTCGAAGATGTTGGCTCCGATGGTGAACCAACTGGAATAAAATTACCTTACCTCGTTACAGTCGATGAAGGTAGTAGGAAAGTTTTGTCTATCAGACGAAACTATGCGCCCGATGATCTAAAGAAAACTAAAATCCAATATTTTGTCCACTTCAAATTTCTGCCAGGACTAGGATTTTATGGCTTTGGATTAATTCATATGATTGGCGGATTGAGCAGAACGGCAACGGCTGCTCTCCGTCAATTATTAGATGCAGGGACATTATCAAATTTACCAGCAGGATTTAAACAAAGAGGAGTTAGAGTAAGAGATGAAGCATCACCAATACAACCAGGTGAATTTAAAGATGTAGATGCACCAGGTGGAAATTTAAGAGATGCATTCTTTCCTCTTCCTTACAAAGAACCATCTCAAACATTATTACAATTAATGGGTGTTGTAGTTGGTGCAGGTCAAAGGTTCGCGGCTATTGCTGATATGCAAGTGGGCGATGGAAACCAAGGCGCTGCAGTTGGAACTACAGTTGCATTATTGGAACGTGGATCACGTGTTATGTCTGCTATTCATAAAAGATGTTATGCAGCAATGAAGAATGAATTTAAATTATTAGGAAAAATAGTTTCACAATATTTACCACCAGAATATCCTTATGATGTTGTTGGAGGTGCAAGAAATATTAAGCAAGCTGATTTTGATGATAGAATTGATGTAGTACCCGTTGCTGACCCTAATATATTTTCAATGTCTCAAAGAATTACATTGGCTCAAACACAATTACAAATAGCAACATCAAATCCACAATTACACAACATGTATCAAATCTACAGAAACATGTATAATGCGATTGGTGTTAAAGATGTTGATTCAGTTCTACCTCCACCAGCGCCAACGGCACCGATGGATCCAAGTTTAGAACACATAAATGCAATGGGTGGAAAACCTTTTCAAGCTTTTCCTGGTCAAGACCATAGAGCACACATTACATCTCACTTAAATTTCATGTCTGTTAATATGGTTAGAAATAATCCTATGATTATGGCTGCAATACAAAAAAATATTCTTGAACATATTTCAATTATGGCTCAAGAACAGGTTCAATTAGAGTTTAGAGAGCAAATGGTTAACATGCAACAGATGCAACAAATGGCAGTAAACAATCCACAGATGCAACAACAGTTACAAATGCTTACAAATCAAATTGAAGCAAGAAAAGCAGTGCTGATTGCTGAAATGACTGAAGAATTTATGAAAGAAGAAAATAAAATTACTTCACAATTTGATTCAGACCCACTATTGAAACTAAAATCACGTGAAGTTGACCTGAGAGCAATGGAAAATGAACGAAAAAAAGAAGCTGATCAGACAAAAGAAGAACTTGAGAGAGCAAAATTAATGCAAGCAAGAGATTTAACTGAAGATAAGATGGATCAGAACGAAGAATTAGCAGAATTACGTGCTAATACTAGTTTAGCTAAAGCAGGTATTAAAGAAATGTCTGTTATTGACAATTAATAATGGTATATTAAGTTAACAAAGGTAAAAAACTATGATGAACTATAAAAAAGAAAAACAAATTGCAGTTCCAAGTCAAAATGTAGAGATAGATCCAAGATCTAAGACTACAGCTGACAATGCTTTTAACTATATCCCTACGGGAGATAAAGCAGAAGTTAGAGGAACTAAAAGAATGTTAAAAGATAAGAAAAAAGTAGCTACTTGGTACTAATATGTGGTTTCAGGCAATTAAATTAGCCGTCTCTGCTGGTAGTAAAATTTATGCTAACAAGCAGAAGACTAAAATGGCAATGTCAGACGCACAATTAATGCATGCGTCTCGTATGGCTGAAGGAAAAGAAGCTTACCAAGGAAAACTTTTAGAAGCTCGTCAATCAGACTGGAAGGACGAAGCAGTTTTGATAATTTTAAGTTTGCCAATCGCAATTTTGGCCTGGGCAGTCATAAGTGAAGACCCAACAGCGATGGACAAGGTTAAATTGTTTTTTGATATGTTTTCTACACTCCCTTCATGGTTTACAAATTTGTGGATACTTGTCGTGGCGAGCATTTATGGTATAAAGGGTACACAAATATTTAAAAACGGCGGAGGAAAAAAATAATGTCATCATTTTTTAATTTAGGTAAAAAAACAGTTTCAGGCGTAGGTCAAGCTATTAATAAAGTTAAAACAAATGTACCTAAAACAGAATTACAAAAAAAAATAAGAGATTTAAAAATTGCTACACAGAAATCAAAAGCTGGAAAAGCAAAATTAGACCAAACTATTTTTGAACTTAAAAATAATAAAGATTTTACTTTTAAAAGTAAAAAAGGAAAATCAGAATCAAACAAAGAAGCTTATAAAAGAATAACAGAAGAAAATAATAAAGTAATTAAAAACATGCTTGATAAAGCAGCTGAAAAAAAAGCTGACGGTGGAAGAATTGGTAGAAAATTTGGTTCACCAAAACCAAAAACAAACGTTGAAAAAATAAAACAAACATTTGGTCCAAAGAAAAACGTTCCAAGTAAACTTAAAGGTTTTTCAAAACTACCAGAAAAAGTTCAACAACAAATGAACAAGAAACTAGCGAGGAAGGTATAATATGGCTAAACTTTGCGCAAAAGGCAAAGCAGCCGCTAAAAGAAAATTCAAAGTATATCCTTCAGCATACGCTAACATGTACGGTTCAGCCGTATGTTCAGGCAAAGTTACACCAGGTGGAAAAAAAGGTAGCAGAAAAAAAGCTATGGGTGGTGGAATGATGGATATGACTAGAATGAGATATTTAAAAGGAGGACAAGTATAATGCCAAATTTCAGAAGAGTAGCGGAAAATTTAAGAAACGTGTTGGATAGAAGAGATAGAAAAAAAGCTGCTAAGGAAGCTGCTATGGAAGCAGAAAAAGTAAAAGTTCAAGATGAAAAAGATATGTTAGATGTTCAAGGAGCCAAAGATGGTGGACGAATGGGTTACAAGAATGGTTCTAAATGTAAGATGGCTACTAAAGGCAAAGGAAGAGCTTACGGAAAGAATTCATAATGAAAACAAGACAATCAGGTTTATCAAAAAAAGAACAAGTAAAAAGTATAGTTTCAAGAGCTAAACAAAGACAAAATAGATTTTTTGATGATGGTCATCCTTTACATCCAACTAAAATAGCTGTTTCGGGAGATATATTTTATCCGGATAATTTAAACAAAGCTGCCAATAAATATAAAAGAGAATTTCCAGAAATGGTTGACAATATTAGAAATGATAGAAAAAAAGAGTTTAAAAAAGTTGATCCAAAACCTCAAAAAAGAGGTCAATCTAAAGATGGTGGACGAATGGGTTTAAAAATGGGTTCCAAAGGTTGTAAGTTAGCTATTAAAGGTAAAGGAAATGCTTACGGAAAGAATTCGTAATGCGTACACACTTTTCAAAAGGTGGATTAAGACAATGGGTAGCGGAGAAATGGGTGGACATTGGAGCGCCGAAGAAAGACGGAAAATATCAACCATGCGGGAGAAGCAAAGGCTCAAAGAGGAAGTATCCAAAATGCGTCCCACTTGCAAAAGCCACACGGATGACAAAAGGTCAAAAGGTGAGTGCTGTCAAACGAAAACGATCAGCAGGTAATCCTGGTGGTAAACCAACTAACGTAAAAACATTCGCATGAGAAAAAAAGAAAACCCTATAAGAAAAACTACTACAGGTAAGGGTGCTAATTATAGAAAAACAAAATCTGGAGCTGGAATGAC